TGCAAGACGTGGCACTCGGCGATCAATGGGCCGGTATCATCTTCCGGAAGTCGTACCCGGAACTCGAAGAACTAATTAAGCGCGCGAAGCAAATATACGCGGCTTACGGGGCGATCTACAAGGTCGCCGACAAGACGTTCGTGTTCCCGAGCGGCGCTACTTTAAAGATGCGCCATGTCGATACCGAGGACGACTGCGACAAGTACCAAGGGCACCAGTACGCTTGGATCGGTTGGGACGAACTTACTAACTGGCCTAATCTCAACTCGTACAAGAAGCTTAAGGCGTGTTTGCGCAACGCCTCCCCGCTTATCCCGTTCAAACGTATTCGCTGCTCGGCTAACCCCGGCGGCGTGGGGCACCATGCGGTAAAAGCGTATTTCGTAGACCCGTGCCCGGTCGGCATGGAACTACTCGAAAGTTCGCAGCTTATCGACCAGTACGACCCGCAGACGGGTACGTTCCAAAAGTTGCCCTGGACCACGACACGGATGTTTATTCCGTCGAAGGTGCAGGATAACAAAATCCTGATGATTAACGACCCTGGGTACATCGCCCGGCTCCACGAAATCGGTTCGCCGGAACTCGTGCGCGCTTGGCTTGAGGGCGACTGGTCGGTAATCACGGGCGCGTATTTCCCCGAGTTCTCGCTTGAAAAGCATGTCATCAAGCCCTTTAAAGTGCCCGACCATTGGGTCCGCTTCCGCAGCATGGACTGGGGCTCTGCGACGCCGTTCGCTAACTACTGGCACGCTGTATGCTCGGAGCCGTACGAACTACCGGATGGACGGTTCATCCCGACCGGCGCGCTCGTCACATACCGGGAACTATACGGCTGGAACGGTACACCGAACGTCGGCCTTCGCTGGCCTGCCAACCGCGTTGCGCAGCAAATCAAGAAAGCCGAAGCAGGCGACAAGATTACGTACGGCGTAATCGACCCGTCTGCGTATTCGAACCAATCCGGCCCGTCACACGCTGAGCGCATGGCGACCGAAGGTGTGATGTTCCGCAAGGCCGACAACAACCGTATCGGAGGCTGGGATATGGTACGCGACCGCCTCTGCGGTATCGAGGGCGATCCGGAGAAAAACTACGGCGTCGGCACGCCTATGTGGTACGTGTTCAGTACGTGCGTGCATATCATCCGTACTCTCCCGGCGTTGCAGCACGATCTACACGACCCGGAGGATTGCGATACGGACGGCGAAGACCACGCCCCCGACGCCCTGCGGTATGGGTTCATGTCCCGCCCCTGGCATCGCCCCAAGCCCCCGAAGCCCTCGGACGTGACTGTAAAGCTATTGCAGAACGCCACGATGAATGATCTATGGGAAGCTAACGAGGATTACGAGGACTAGCGATGACCAGGCAAAACGACGCTGCTCAGTCCCGAGACGCGGCCCATTGGGGTAAGGAAATCGAGCGCGCCAAGCAGCGGTTTCGTACGTTTTGGGACAATGGCAACGCCACGGTCGATGCGTACCGGCTCCAAAAGGCCGACGGTAACGACGCGCTCAACAAGGACAAGTTCAATATCCTGTACTCGTCCACGGAGACGATGCGTCCCAACCTGTACGCTCAGCAACCCAAGGTACGGGTTGAACTGCGCTCCAAGGACACGGCGTCGGATACCTCGCGGGCTGCTGCGCACCTACTGGAAGGTTCCGTCGAGTACCTGAAAAGCGAGGAAGACTTCGACGAACTGATGGATGCCGCCGTCGAGGACTATATGCTCCCCGGCCTCGGACAAGGCTGGGTACGTTACGAAGCCAACTTCGAAGGCGAAGCACCCAACCAAACCCTGCTTGACGAAATGGTCAAGATCGAGTACGTCTACTGGCAGGACTTCCTAGTCGGTGTTGCCCGTACGTGGAAAGAAGTACCGTGGGTTGCCCGCCGCCTGTGGCTCAACAAAGGCGAGGCAACCGTTCGGTTCGGCGCGGCCAAGGCTGCGCTACTCAAGTACGCTACCCGTGAAAGTACGGGGCGCGACAGCGACAATCCGTCCGAGACGGCGGAAGCGTGGGAGATTTGGGATCGCACGACCAAAACGGTGTACTGGTACGCCGAAGGTTGCGCCGACCTTCTCGACCAAAAGAAGGACCCTTTAAAGCTTAAGAAGTTCTTCCCGTGCCCTCGCCCGCTGCGGGCCATTGCCAATACGCGCACTTTCGTCCCGCGCGCACTGTACTCGCAATACAAGGCGCAGGCTGAGACGCTGAACGTGATGACCAAGCGCATCCGGCTACTGTCGGAGGCCCTTCGCGTTGTCGGTCTGTACGATGGCTCCCAGTCGAAACTCGGCGACGTACTGAACCCACAAGCGGGCAACCGCATGATCCCCGTAGATGGCTGGGCCGCGTTCGCCCAAGCTGGCGGGCTGATCGGCTCCGTACAATGGGTACCCATCGACCAAGTGGTCAAGGTACTCAACGAACTGCTCAAGGCCCGCGAAGTATGCAAGCAGGAAATCTACGAGATTACCGGCTTTTCCGACATTATTCGTGGCGTGTCGAAGGCGTCGGAAACGCTCGGCGCGCAGAATATCAAGTCAAGCTGGGCTGGTGCGCGCGTCAAGAAGATGCAGAACGAAGTACAGCGGTTCGCTCGCGATCTGCTGGCCCTGGCCGGTGAACTCGTCGCGGAACACTGTGAACCGGCGACAATCGCTATGTTCTCCGGTGTCGAAATCCCGACGCCCGAACAGATTACCAACAACCCGCAAATGCAGGAGCGTCTGAAACTATTTAAAGATGCTTGCGGGATGATTAAGAGCGAGATGCGTCGCGTATCGGTCATTAAAATCGAAACCGACAGTACTCTGCTCGCTGATGATCAACAGGAACGTACGGATCGTTCGCAGTTTCTCGCCGCCGCTGGCGCGTTCCTGCAACAAGCCGTACCTGCCATGGAAGCGACACCCGAACTCGGGCCGCTACTTGGCGATCTGCTCATGTTCACAGTACGTACGTTCCCATCCTCGCGCTCAATCGAGGAGTCGTTCGAGAGCGTACAGAAGGCCATGGCGTCCCGTGCGCAACAGCCGCAAGAACAGGACAAGGACGGTAAAAAGGCGAAAGCCCAAGCCGACGCGCAAAAAGCGCAGGCCGACGCCGCGCAGGCCGCTCAAGAACTTGAGAGCCGCCACGCGCTCGAAACGCAAAAGGCGCAACTCGACGCGACGGCGGAGACTAATCGCCACATGGAGAAGATGGCGGAACTGGAACTCAAGAGCCGCGAAGTCGGCGTACGTGAGGCCGAAATCGACTTTAAACGTCGCGAACTCGTCATCGCGGAGCAAGATAGCCGTACTCGCAAATTTGCGGCTATGCACGCAGCGGCTATCGCGGAGCTAGGCCACGAGGCCGAAGTCGAGGCGAACGAACGCGAGGAAATTCTTGAGTACAACGCCATGGACCGCGAGGACAGCCACAGGGACGCCGACCGGGAGGCTCAGACGCAGGCCGCAGAGGCCGCAGCAGAGGCCAAGGAAGCCGATAGCGAGCCCGGCGGGGAGGAAGACGCCTAACGGCGGCTTGACGCCCCTACGGGGGCGTTTTATAGGGTCTATGGTCAAAGGGGCTTGAGATGGGCGCGCGGTACAAAGCGGTTTACAAGAACGGGGGGTTGTTCGCCGAGTATACGGACGGCGAGTTGACCTATCTCGATCCCAAGTACTCCGCCCCGAAGCGTTCGGACCTGTCCGGCCCCATGGTAATCCGCGACATTGGCGAGTACCGCTCGCCGCTGGACGGCGCGGTAATTACCAGTCGCTCACAGCATCGCGACCACATGCGCGCGCACAACGTCATCGAAGTCGGCAACGAACGTATCGGCTCCATGACGCCAACCGAGAGCCCCGCCGCCAAGGTGGACCGGGAACTCGGGGAAGCGATCAAGCGCCGTATCGAGGAAGTCAAAGAACTTCCGCAAGCGGCGTACGACGCGCATGTCGAAGTACAGCAACATGAGCACGCGGAAGTCGCGGCGCTCGTCACCGCCACCGAACCCGCGTAAGGATACCGCACATGGACGACTTCGATATGGTTTCCGATCTGAACGGTACTGGCGACACGACCGTCGCCGTACACGAAAGCGACAGCACTCACGGTGCGGACGCCGTTCAGGTCAACAATCAGGCCCCGGCGCGTACGCCGACCGAACAGCCGCGCAAGCTGGAAACGCCGAAGGAGGACCCGGCGACCAAGCCGCTTTCGCTGCGCGACCAAATTTCGAGCGCCCTCAAAGGCGAAGCCGAAACCCCGCCCGCCGCCTCCCAAGACGGCGTACAACGCAATCCGGACGGTACGTTCGCGCCGAAGGCCGCAGACGCGCCTACCGATACCCCTCTGGCCCCCGTCGAAGGCGCGCCCATCGCTGCGCCTCCGGGGATCAACCCCGACGTATTCAAGTCGCTCCCGGCGGAAACGCAAGCTGAGCTTGCGCGTACTATGGACGGCATCGCACAGAGCCAGCAGCGTTTCGCGCGGCTGGATCAAGTCGAACAACTGATTGCGCCCCGGCGAGATGCTTGGGCACTGAACGGAATGACTGAGCCGCAAGCGCTCGGTCAACTGTTCGCGCTGTCGGACTTCGCCGGACGTGATCCGGTGGCGTTCATTCAGTACATGGCGGAACAGAGCGGCGTCGATCTCGAAGAGATCGTACTAGGCGCTGAACCGGTCGATCCTCAGTACGCAGCCTTGCAGAAGGAAATCGAACTTCTG